AGGAGCAGCGACCTTTAGCGGGCCAACAGTAACAATAGGTCAAGCAACCGCAGCAACTAATGTAAAAATATTATTAAATGGTGTAGCAAATAAAGCGGCTGCAATTGAATTTCAGCAAAACGGAACGCCTCAATGGTATTTAGGTAATGGTGCAGCTAGTGAAGATAATAATTTTGAATTGTATAATAGTAATGGTACTATGGCAATGAAGATTATTAAATCTACAAACGCTATTAATTTTACAGGAGCAGCGACCTTTAGCAATGATGTTTCAATAGGTTATACTTCCTCACCAAGCCTTTACAAGTTAGATGTTAATGGTACGGGTAGGTTTACGGATAGTCTAATGTCAAGTAAATCAAGTGGTAGGTCTTTTGGAAATGATTCATACGGAACTAATTTTGGATGGATAGCAATGTATGGTACAACTCAAGGTATTCAATTAGGATTTGAAGGAGTAACTGGAGGGCAATTAATAAATGATGCACCAGCAAATTCAGGAGTTTTAATTGGAAAAGTTGGTTTGGCTATATCGGGAAATAATGGGGCGACTAGACATTTGAACATAGCCTCCACAGGAGCAGCGACCTTTAGCTCGAGTGTTGAAGCCCGTAAATTATATGTAAGTCCAGCAGGTGGAGCAGGTAGCGGAAGCGATGCTATTGCAAATATTCAAACTACGAGTAGTACATTGGGTGAAACTTCTGAACTCGGATTATTAATAAAAAACAATGGAACAAGCGGATATTATTCTCAAATAGGTTTTGGATATGCTGAGAGTAAAGTTGGAGCAGTAATAGCAGGTCTTATTACAAATAGTGGTGGTTCTACATCTTCAGCTTTAGTTTTTGGCACAAGAAGCACAACAGTTGGAAGTGATGCTCCAGTAGAACGTATGCGTATCACCTCAGGCGGTAACGTACTAATCGGATGTCAATCTCTTCCTAGTTCAACCGTTGCAGGTTTTATAATTAGTGGCACATCAAGTGGCAATGCTTCAAGTTCTGGAGTATTAACTTCAGCTTATAATCATTTGCTTTTTTATAATGGAAATGGCATAGTAGGTTCTGTTTCTACTTCAGGAACTGCAACATCTTACACAACATCGTCTGATTATCGTTTAAAACAAGATTTAAAAGATTACAATGCCATTGATTTAATATCTAAAATTAAAAGTTATGATTACGAATGGAAATGTGATAATACTCGTGCTTATGGAGTTGTAGCTCATGAATTGCAAGAAATAATACCTCAAGCAGTAACAGGCGAAAAGGATGCAGAAAATATGCAAGGAGTAGATTATTCAAAATTAGTACCAATATTAGTAAAAGCCATACAAGAATTAAAAGCTGAAATTGATATACTTAAAAACAAATAAACAATGAAACTAACCATTAACCTAACAACACATAACGGAAATCTAATCGGAATATATCAAAACAAATAACATGAAACAAATCGAAAAAGTATCCATTTGGGATAACGGAACAAATCAGAGTGCGGAAAAGTTAAACACCTATGGTACTCATACAACTTTAGGAGTATCGGCAGACTTTTATTATATGCTTTATACAAAGGATAATCAAGTGATAGCAACTGGCTCGGTAAAGATGTCGGGAGATGACTACCAAAAGTGGTCTGATAATGATGACTATGCTTGGGAATTTGTAGCTACAAAATTAAATTTGGTAATAGTTGGGGATTGGGTTGAGCCGATTGTTCCTGTATTAACTACTGACATGGAAGTAGGTATGGGCATGACTGACCCAAGTGATAAATTAGAAGTAACTGAACAAGTAGGACAAGCTGACCAAGTAAATGACCAAGTTGAGCCTATTGAGGAAGTAGTAGAAGCTCCAGTAGCTGACGTTACACCTGAAGCATAATTTTAGTATTTAAAATATATTTACTATATTTGCAATTCAACAATAATCATGATCATGAAAAGTAAAGTTAAAGAATTAGAACCAGTGCAAGCAGAAGAGCCTAAGTTAGTGGTTGAGCTTGCATTGCAAGAGTGGGAAGCGGTATTAGCTGTTATTGAAAACAGTACTAGTGCTCACATCCAAGTGAAGTCAGTAGCTGCTGAGTTAGTTAAGCAATTACAACCACAGGTTAAGAACAACGAAGAGAAGTAGTTATCTTAACTTAAAAGAATAAACCTCCCATGCCTCTCGTATTGATGCACACTTGGGGGGTTTTCTAGTTTAATAGAAATAAATTCATTACATTTTTTTACTACTTTTGTAACTATAAACTATAATAAATGATATGAGCTCTGATACACTACTACAAGCGATAGTCTTAGTAATTTCTAATGCAGCAACTGCATGGTTTACTAATACAGCAACTAAGAAGAAGCACTCAGCTGAGGCAGCTAATTACATATCAGACGCATACAAGACATTGGTAGAGAACTTACAAGAGCAGATCACCCTAATGAAGGATGAGATAGAGGACCTAAAGTCTAGGCTTAACGCTATGGCAGTGAAAGAAGTAGACTTATCATTAAAGGTTAGAAAGCTAGAGACAGAGAACTTAGTCTTAAAGAGAGATAAATCAAATTAAATTTGTTTTTGTAAAAGTAACTTCCTACCTTAGCCCTCAGTTTATAAATCAAAGAACTATGAGACAGTGGGTATATTGGATAGGTGGAGCATTGCTAGTATCGCTAGTGGTTATATATTGTAGCTCACCTACAAAGAAACAATTAAAACAAGAGGTTCAACTATTCTATGACCTCCAAGACAGCATTAGATACTATAAGAACAGAGACAATTCTACCTCAGCTCAAATAAAGCTCTTAGAGGCAGACAAAAAGTCTTTGGGTAAAGTATTGGCAGCTAGAGATAAGAGTCTCTTAGAACTGCTTAAAAGTGGCTCTACGCAAGCGACAGTATTTAACACCACTACACAGTACGACACGGTAACAGAAGTTAGGGTAGACACGGTAAACGCTAAGCCATACTTTATAGACAACACTGATGACCGATGGATTACGCTTAGGCTGGAGCTAAAGAATGATAGTTTGTACAAGTCTATTACCCTACGTGATTCACTAAGTGTTTCATTCAAGCGAGTATCTCAAGGGTTCTTAAAGAAAAGAAAGTCTGTAGTAGAGGTAACCAATCATAACCCATACGTTAAGGTAAACAGCCTTCAGTCCTTTAGTGTAAAGGAGAAGAAGGGTAGTAGTTTCTTTTGGGTAGGTGTAGGCGTTGGAGCAGCTGGTGCACTAATATTATTTAAGTAAAATGGCTGTATATAAAAAGAAGAGTACTGCACGTAAGAGAGGCTTTAAGTCTGGTCTAGAGGATAGTACAGCTACCCACATCAAGAGCAAAGGGATTAAGGTCCTATATGAAACCACTAAGATACACTACACAATACCATCTAGTAAGCACGTATACACCCCTGACTTTATATTACCTAATGGTATTATAATCGAAAGTAAGGGTTATTTCGCTATTGAGGATAGAAAGAAACATATGCTCATCCGACAGCAACACCCAGACAAAGACATTAGGTTTGTGTTCACTAGGTCCGCTACTAAGCTATACAAGGGAGCTAAGTCTACGTATTCAGACTGGTGTGTAAAGAACAACTTTAAGTTTGCCGATAAAAAAATACCTGACTCTTGGTTCAATGAGTAAGAGAAATAAAAGATACCGAGCTCCATCAGATGAGGAGTTAAGCATGGATGTTTACGTAAACACTAATGGGATGCTTATGCTTTTTTTATATACATCTATGTGTGTTGTAGGGGTTTTTGATTATGATGATAACCAAGAGTTTTCTACAGAGTTTAGTGATGAAGCAGATGACTTATTTAATTTTTAAATATATATACTTAAAACAAATATATGAATACAGATCAAAACGATTTAAAAAAGATTGCTATAGACTTTTTCAATAGCGATAGAACCATTACCGCTGGTAGATTAGCTGATAAGCTTATTAATGAAAACAGTGCTCCAAATAGTCCCTCGTTTTATAGGGCAGTTAGAAGATGGGTAGCTACCGAGAGGTCAAAGGACTACAGGATGAATGACCATGAAGCACTACAGAATGAGTGTGAAGCCGTAGGTATACCTGCCGAGGATGTAAAGAACTACTGGTACAAGGGCGAGCACTTCTCTATCAACGTAAAGAATGGCAACACACGTACAATTGAAGATGTTCTTAACGGCATCATAGAGAACATGGTTAACCATTCTCCTGTATATGAGGCAGTTAAAAGAATACCTGTAACTGATCCTCACCTATTAGTTGTTGACCCAGCAGATGTTCACATAGGTAAGCTATGTAGTGCATTTGAGACTGGCGAGTCATACGACAATCAGATAGCAGTTAAGAGAGTAAAGGATGGCGTACAAGGCATCTTAGATAAGGCACAGGGCTTTAATATTGAGAAGATACTTTATATAGTAGGTAACGATAAGCTACACGTAGACACGCCTAAAAACACTACTACGGCAGGCACTCATCAAGACACTACAGGAATGTGGTACGATAACTACATGATTGGTTTTCAATTAGACGTTGACATCATTGAGTCACTAAGACTTATTGCTCCTGTTCACGTTCAGTATGATCCTTCAAATCATGACTACACTAACGGATTTTTCTTAGCTCAGGCATTGTCTGCGTGGTTTAAGAACTGTGAGGATGTAACATTTAATGTGTCTATTGCTCACCGTAAATACTATACCTATGGTCAGAACCTAATAGGAACAACACACGGAGATGGAGCTAAGACTACGGACCTACCATTACTTATGGCACAGGAAGCATCTGAGCATTGGCACAAGTGTAAGCATAGATATGTTTATATACACCACATTCACCACAAGATGAGCAAGGACTACGGAAGTGTGTGTGTAGAAAGCTTAAGAAGCCCATCAGGTACAGACTCATGGCACTCACGTAATGGTTATGCTCACTCACCGAAAGCTATTGAAGGGTTTATACACCACCCAGACTATGGACAGATTGCTAGGATCACACATCTTTTCTAGGGTTTTAATTTAGAATCATTATAAATTGAAAATATATTTGGAATTGTAATAAAATAAGTAGAGATTTACTGCTGTTAAGTTTTTTGTTTTAGGTTTAAGGGGTAAGGATGACGTGATAACCATTCTGCCCCTTTTTTAGCACTAGAAATTAATTATAATATATATATATGAACAACTACAAAGACAGTGACCAAGCAAAGATGATTCAAGCAAGAGTTGCTGAGTCAGAAGTTAAAAAGATTAGACGTTTCCCTAGTGGAGCAGTTAGGGGTGACAATACAGGAAGACCTAAGCCTCACTGGGTTAGCCCATATGGTATAGAAGAGATATCTATGGTGTTAGTAGACAACCAGAATGACTTTGGAGCTATGAACTATACACTAGGTATGCCAGAAGAGGAGTGCTTAGAGAGCTTAGGTAGACACTACGAAGAGTGCAAAGAATATTGGATGCTATATAAGAACACTAATGATCCAGAATTTTATAATAAGTTTAGGATGTCTATGAGATCAGCAGGATTTAATGTTGTATCTGCTCTACATACAATAGTATTAAAAGAGAAGGGATACTATAAAGAAGTTTATTCTAAGACAGAGTTAATTCCTCTTAATGTATCCGAGTTACGTAACAAATAATTACAAAAAATGTTACGAAATGATAAGTAATTCGGTATAAATTCGAATTAATGTGCAATATAATACAATAATTTATGACAGATTTTATAATATATGCCTTAAAGTGCCCTAAAAATGGGGACTATAAATACATTGGCAAAAGCTCTAATGGTATGTTTAGACCTAAAACTCATTTAGTTTTATCACACAATCAATCTATTAGACTATGGGTTGAAGAACTTAGAGAAGAAGGATTATGCCCACTAATTGATGTAGTTGAAGAATGTTCTGAAGATAGCTTATCAGATAGAGAAAAGTATTGGATTAATTACTATAATAATACAGTGTCTCCATTAATGAATGTTATAGAGTATAAAGGGATAAACATTCATAATCTTCAAAAAGAATTAAGAGCAGAAGAAAAAAAACTTGTTGAAATGTTACACACTGTTAAAAATGATGTCAATAATTTAAAAGAGTTGCATAAATTTATAAAATATGTTAGAAAACAAAGAGGTGTAACTCAACAAACCTTATCTGAATTATCTGGTGTTGGGTTAAGAACTATTAAACAAATAGAAATAGCTAAAGGCAATCCTACATATAAAACATTAGAAAAGATATTAAATGTTTTAGGCTATAAACTTATTCCATCTTTATTATTTTTAAAATAGACTTTAAAAAATAAAAACATATAACTTTGTCGGATATATGCTACATTGCATTCAAAAGTGCTACTTAATGCACGATTACATACACAATTAAAACATAAAATTATGCCAGATATATCAATGTGTGAGGGTACAGGATGCCCAGCTAAAGACAGTTGTTACAGATTTACTGCTACACCAAGCGAGTTTAGACAGGCTTACTTTTCAGAACCTCCCATAAAGGATGGTAAGTGTGAGATGTATTGGGGAGACAACCAAACGGATATCCTAAATATGTTAAAGTCTATAACTCAGGGAGATGCGAAGTAATATTTGGAAAAATTCATGCAACTATAAATAAAATTAACTATGGCAAAAATAACTAATGCTCAAATAGAGTTACTGAAAACATTTGTAGATAGGTTCAGCCTAGATATGGTAGAGGATGGTATGTCGATTACGTTTGATAATGCTATACGTATACTAGAGGGAGAGAAGCCAGAGCCTAAGACTAAGGATGAGCGAAGAAAGGAGTTCATAGAGAACCTTAGACCACACGTTCACCACTATGGGTCAGCTATTATAAATAACTTCTATAGGTACTGGGCTCAAGATGATGGAACTAAGCTAAGGTTTGAGAAGCAGAAGTCTTGGAACTTAGAGCTAAGGTTAATTAAGTGGAAGCAGAATCAAGATGAGTATGAACGTAAGGCTTATATACAACAACTAACTAAAAGAATATGAAATCAAAAAAAACTAAAACAACAGTAATTAAATTAGATTTAGCTCATAACAGGTCTGCCTACTTAGAATTTGTAGATAATACAGTAATATTTGATGATTCAGATGGCGAATATGGTCCAATTGAGTTTGATATAAATTTATTAGTCGATGCCCTTGAAGAACACGCAAAAAAATGTCTTATTGCTAATATAGATTTACTTAATAATAAATAGCTATGACATCTAAAGCAAAAGCGAAAGAGTTATTTGAGAAATTTTATTTAGTTCGTGAAATAAATGAAGTTTGTATGCTATCAAATTATTCAGCTAAACAATGTGCATTAATAGCAGTTAATGAGATATTGGCTAGTCATTATAAGGTGCTTACTGGTATTCACCCCACCACTTATGATTATTTTATAGAAGTTAAAAAAGAAATAGAAAAACTATGACACAGAAAGAAAATAAAAATGGATTTACTATGAAAGAAATGTGTGAACATATAGTAAAAGCAGATATTGTTCAATTCAAGGATAATAAAACAAGCCCTACTGCGGAAGAAGTATTTAATTATAGTCCATCTGGTGAACTTTACATGGTATTCCAATGGTATAACGAAGCTTGTGATAAAATTGGTTCACCAAAAATTGATTAAGACTATGACACCGAAAGAAAAAGCAAAAGAATTGTATTTGAAATTCTCTCGTTATACAGATTCTGAGTTTACTGAATTTCACCACAAATACACTAAGGAATGTGCATTAATAGCAGTTAATGAGATAATAGAATTAGATTCAGGAGATTCAATAAATAAAGATTATTGGGAACGAGTTAAGCACGAAATAGAACTATTATGACACCGAAAGAAATGGCAAAAGAGTTGATTGATAAATACTTTGATTTAAATTGGGATTGGGATGGAGTAACTAAATACGAATGGGCGAGAGAAGGAGCATTGATAACCGTAAATCATATCATTGGTTCAAATCCACATTCAAATCCATTTAATACAGAAGTTTATTCAACAATGGGTTATTGGTTACAAGTTAAGGAAGAAATAGAATTATTATAATGACAAACAAAGAAAGGTTTCTTAATTTAGTTTCTGGTCATGATCCTAAAACAATGGAGGATGTTAGGCGAAGGATTAAGTATCGTAATATATTAAATATAATAAAT